TCAACAGGCGGAATAATCTCATCAGCAACCTGCTTGTACTTAGGGATTGGTGGCGGCGGTACATTGATAGCTTGCTCCTGTTCCATTGCAGCGAAATGCTCTTCTTGACCGTTAAAGATATTCAGCTTACCAGCATAAACCATGTAACAAAGAGGAAGCATAGTCAAGCCAAAACCATAAACTGACCAATTTTGCCAAATCGGTTTAATGTCCTTTGCGTTTGCTTCCATTACTGCTGCATTAGATTGAGTGTGAGACTGGTAATATTTAAAGTATTTCTTCTCGTATCTACGAATTGAAGTATTGACCACCTCACCACGATAACCATCCTGAACCTTACGAACGTATGAAGTAGAAGAACCCAAAGCAGTATTCTTTCTTACCCGATAAACAAGTTGAGCCATATCAACAATATCACGAGCTATCTTCCTACAAGACTGAGTAATCAAAAGATGGTCATGTCCAGCGTGACGACTTTCTGCGTAATATTCCATTAATGGCTGGTTATATTTCTGTTTGGATAGTGCCTTATGACACTCATCAATTATGAAATACGTGCCTTGATTTGTTTCAGGGTGACGCCATTCATCTTGATAATCGACAATAGTAGAAAATGGGATCGGATTCTCAGCAGTTGGCTCAACTAACTCAATTAAATCTGCCACATGATCACCGAGAACTAAGCTAATAAATTCAACATTTAACGGTAAATTGGTTTTAATCTTACGGCCTGATTGAAGAATCGGCAGAGCATGATAAACAACAGCTTCGTAACTTTTACCAGAACCGATTGTGCCTTCTAATATATTTATCATGAGCCAAGTCTCACAAATGGTATCAACTGCATCGTTAAACGAATAAGCAACGCAGCAACAATGATTGCCATCGCATCACCAAGACCAATCAAACCCATTACATTTAACATGTCAGCAGGAATCAGATTGATATATTGCTGAGGACTAAAAACAGATAATGGTGCAGTTATTGTGTCGAGTAATGAAATTCCCCAACCCATTAACGTATCAATAATGAAGAAGAAGAAATCCTTTAGCATGTCGAAAATAGTTAGAATTAAAGCCTCTAAAGTTTCAACAAATGAATTCCAAATATTCTCGAATAAATCTTTAAACCAGCTCGTTATTGAATTTAACATTTAACCCCCAAACACAATACGGCGAGAGTAAACGAGAGCCGTAAACAGGATTATTGCTCTTAAGATATTCCAAATGTATTGTGGTATCTCTAGCGTTTTACTACCCAAAAGATAGAAATCAAACGTCCATGATGGATAAGTACCAGAATTAGGAAATGACCAAGAACTGAACCAGCCTACAGTTTCAGACGAATCTAAACTGGCTTGATGATCTTCCCATATACCGTCAATCCCATCCGGATAATCACTATCCCACCAAGAGCCAGAAGGTGCAGTAAAATTACCAGTACCAGATGAAATATGACTTTCTTCGCCCTCTTCACCATTACCGCTTTCACCGTTACCAGCTATATTGGTAACTTGAGTTGTGTCGGTGATATCACCGGTTGTACTGTAATTATTGGTAACCGTATTTCCACCAGAATTGATAATAGTATCGCCGCCCTGAGATACTAATTTTCCTTGACCATTTTTTGAAACAATCGTGACGTCTGGGTCAGGTCTTGATTCTTCCCATTCAATAGAAATGATCTCTTGTTTAGAACCGTCAGTTTGAGTAACAACCGTTGTTGTTTTCTCTATTACTTTGACGTTACCGTCTGAATTCTTAATGTAGTAATTATTGGCATCACTCCACATCTGAGCGCCGATTTCAGTAGTCTCAGTGATATTAGTAATATCAACAGCGGTGGTGCTGCCATCTGGATTGTTTGTTAAATCAGTAGCTGTGATAACTTCGGACGTTTCATCCCTTAAATTATCATCATTCTTATCGTTATTTGCTGTATTGGCTGGCTGGTCTTGACCGCCAGTAGTAAGTGAGGCGCTTTCATTGCCTGTGAACGTGCCCTCGTATTCGCAAGCAATACCATCTTGATCTGTAAAACGACGGCAGCTTTTCATTTTGGTCATTGAGACTTCACAATCATTTACATTAATTAGCGGTTCAACATGGCTGGGCATGAGACCAGTGGAGCCGACCCAGAACGTAGTCTCATCACCGGCAGTAGGGCAAAGCTGACCAACTACGCAAGTTCCGTATTCACCGTCAATAGTTCCTGCGGGACAAGAAACTGACCATGCTAATAAACTCTGTGAATCAGCAATATATCCGGGAGAAGCAACTAAACGACGACGACATTTTAAATCTGTACTCCATTTATTAGCATTTTGTTGAGTGGTAACGCCAGTGCCATCAAAATCAACAAACCAACTGGCATGACCAGAGGGATACTGTGAAAAATACCATGCCTGACAAGCTTCCGCTGGAGTATCAAAGGAGTTAGCGGCAGTGATTGTGTCACTATAATAAAATCTAAAACCGGCATTAGCTGAAAAAGAAGAAATAAGTAACAATAAAAAGAAGAAAAAATGTCTATTCATTAGTGAAAGCCATGACAAAAACAAAGGCACTCATAGCACCAATCATTGCAATAAAAGCCCAGAACAATGCTAAGAGTGCGCCCGTCATTACTAAACTGCTTTGATAGTGCGTTTACCAAGAACACCCGCTTTGTAAGCAAGTGCAACAGCAACAACAATTAAACCACCCGCAACAACGAATGCTTCGATTGATGTTAAATCTACAGCCGTGAAAATTGAGGCCATGATACTTCTCCTAATATCGGGGATTTAAGGTTATATCAGCTGGACAGCTCCCCTTGTGACTGTGCAACTAATTCTTATATAAGTTTTAAAATCTTTAGCACCCACTTGAGTGCATACCCAAGTTTCCACATCATTAAAACAACACCCATTCCCCAAGTAAGAACAAACAATATTTCTGCCGGAGTAATGCCTAAAAGAGCTAAATCAATAGGCTGGATAATGGCGTGATATTCAGCAGGTTCGAGAGCTACAAAACCTAAACACGTTTCGATAGTGGAAGGATCTAAAACTAGATCACCATCATTATCAGTGGTCAAACAGGTAGCCATTAAAGAAAACTCCCCGCAAAGCGGGTCCCCTCTTTAAGTGGCTCCTGTTCGACTAAATAGATCATCATTAAGCGGCTTTTTGTTTAAAACCAATAACAACGGGAACTGCTCGACCATTACGAAACTCAGTATCAGTGGTAACGTCAAGTTCAACGGGATAACTTAACTGAGCCATATGAAACTGCTTAAAACCATCCTCAGACAAATCAATTACTGATTGAGTAAGACCAATGGGAATAAGAACGCGGTTTTCTGTTTGAACGGGTGACTGAGGAGCGGCAATAAACAACTGCTTCATGTCGTAAGGATTGCCTGATTCTCTACCAACACCATGCATACGTTGTGCGCCTAAAACTAATACTTTCATTTTGATTTTCCTTTTATTTAGTAAATTAAACTGCGATTAACTTGTTGTCATACGCCCATTGAGGATTAGTTACAGGCTTGGCTTCGAGTACTCGCATCATTGGTACAACATTATTAGGAATACCGCCATCAACAGGCGGAAAGCTAATATCTACGCCATAAGTGGCTAGAACTTTTCTATGACGGTAAAAAGTATTTCGAGGTAACGTTTCTTTCAAATTCGTACCTGAACGCCATAACTGATATGAACCTTGTACGGTTCGAGGAAGTCTTAATAATTGCTCATCAACGAGCGTGACATTAGGTTTCATTTCGATTAACCCCAAATAGTGATTGAACAGATCAGATAACTTTTGAGGGGTAAATTGCTTGCCGAGTGTCAGGCCTAAATCACTTAATTCAAGTGACATTAAACGAACTTCAGCACGAAGTTTTCCATCAATAAACTTATCTAATCCTGAATCTTTAAATTCTGGTTTAAGTTGGTGTTTTTTGTCTTTAGAGTTGATTTCACGCCACTTGTTATAAAACTTAACAGCCCAACGGCGTGAATGTTTTTGCATGTAAACAGTCCCCTTATCGCGTAAAGCGCGACCTGAACGAGTGCGAGCATTCATCTCAGCGGCATGCAGCCATGATTCAACAGAAGCATCATTGCTTAAGTCATAAAGGAAATTAATATCGAGCATTTTAACGAGGTACTCACCCTCAAAAATCTTCTTTTTTGCTTTCGCTATTTCTAGATCATTATCGAAAAATGTAACGCCCTGCTCTCTCAAAGAAACAATGATTTTATTAAACGCATTGAGTAGCAAATTGTTCATATCTAGTGAGCCAAAAATATTATGGCCCTGAACAAACTTAGAAATATTACCGTCAATCAAGAGCGTCTGAGCGATGCCGTCAGAATCAACTAATGATGATTTGATACGCAACGAGGATTCATGCGAACCGGTAACAAAAGCAGGTTTAACAGTTTCATAAGCAATAGAGCCGTCAGCTTCAATATTAAGAACAGAACCGGACGGAATAGGTAAATGTTTAAAAATAATCTCACCACGAAACCAATCAATCATTCCTGAAGAATCGTGACTATGCTCAAAATTCTCAATTTCCAGATTACGATAAGAGCCTGCCGTGGTACTTTCATTCGTAGAAAAAGCATCCATTGAATTAATCAATTCAAAGTTATCAATCAATAGCTGGCGAATTTGCAAAGAAGTATTACCATCAATAAGTACATCACCTTCGCCAAAATCAACAAGAATAGAACTATTACCGCCACCGACAGAAATACCGTCTAATGACTTCTGACAATACAAAGCCTTTAAATAATAAGTTTCTTTGGTTAATTTGGAAGTCAAAGCTCATCCTGTAAACGAGTAAAAGCAAACATTTATGTAAACAATATATATGTAGGAATTGATTGTCAATACATAAATGTAAATATGTAGGCAAACATACAGGAAGATATATAAAATATAATAACTACATTTGAGTGGAGTTACAGATATGGCAAACGCAGACGGTTCAATTAATGTAAGGCTGAAAAAGAATCTAGCCGATGTTCTGCAGAAAGCTACGCTGATGATAATGATAGAAAGTCAGCAAAAAATAAAAGAAAGCCAAGTACTAGAACATTTATTAGAAAACTACTTAGAAGATTCAAAGAAGGATCTAATAAACAAAAGAAAGTAAAAACTGAACCTCTATCAAAGACTCTATCAAATGTCTGATGGAGTAAGAATGGAGCTCAAAAATGACGTATGGAAAAGCACTGGAAGTGTTGATAGAGATAGCCAGAAACGAAGATATCAATATTGTAGAACTACTAAGTATTGTATTAGACGTTACTAGCTAGGATTGTGGGGGCAGAAATGTCCCCATAATTTTGTCTAAAGTATAGAAAGTCTCATTATTGAGACAAATGTGCAGTACTACATGTACGCACATTTGCTTTTTTAAGGAAATAAAATGACCACAGCTCTAATTATGGAAATTTCAGCCCTAGTTACATTAGC